CCCTCTTCTGAGGTTGGGTCTTGCATATACTGTGCATTCCAATTTTTTGTAGAGATTGAGGCTTTCACAGAATCTAAATCATCTTTACTCCAATACTCAGGCCAAACTGGTTTATCGTTAGGCATGATCGCAGGAAAAGAAATTACCTTCCACTGATCCGCTTTTACTTCTCCTTGAGCCTTCACTAATCTTCCTGTTAAATCATCAGTAGCCCATCGTGTCATGACTACTAAAATTCTTCCGCCTGGTTGTAAACGTTGTCTAGGTCCAGAGCTATACCATTCGTAAGCACGTTCCATCGCTGAGTCAGACATAGAATCTTGCTCAGTATGTGGGTCATCGATAATAAGCAAATCGGCCCCTCGTCCTGTAATCGAACCGCCTACACCCGCTGCAAAGTATTCACCACCGTGATTGGTTTCCCACCTACCTTTTGCTTTACTATCTTCTCTAAGTGTAACATTTCCAAATATCTCTTTGTACTCTTTGGTGTTCATTAAGTTTCGAACTTTGCTACCGAACCTTGAAGCAAGTTCAGCGTTGTGTGATACCTGCATTATTTTTTTCTTTGGATACTTTCCAACATACCAAGCAGGGAATAAGTAAGATGCAAATTCTGATTTAGTATGTCGTGGAGGCATATTGATTATGAGCCTCTTTGCGTCTCCATCTGCAATATCTTGAAACGCTTCAGAAATAATTTGATGGTGCCCATACTTCTTTGGGTCCTTTGTCTTACGATATATAAAATCTTGCCAAACAGATTCAGCAAATACCAGAAAATTATCTTGGCATAATTTTATCCACTCAAGCTGTTTCTTAAGAATTATATCTTTTAGTTCTTCTTCAGTAAGGCTTTCAATATTCATATTCCCATCTTAATTTTTTTAAAGAATGAACCTTGGGTTGCCATTCTCTGTTTTTCCTTGTTGTCCAACCTTTACCTTCAGGAAAGGATTGAGTTATGTTTACCATTTTGAAACCTGCAGCTTTTAAACTTATACCAGATTCTGTCTCAAGAGTATAAGTTATTATTTTTGTACCACCCATTTCTTTCCAGATTCTAGCACAAGCACCATACAAAAAACTATTAATATTTTTGGTACCATCAGTACAAGTTCTTACAATCTCACCAACAAAACCATCATCAAGTCTTCTTGCTACTGGTCTACCAACAATTGCAACACCAACTAATTTATTATCAACTAATGCACCAATACAAAATTTACACCCCCGTACTTGTTTAGAGTGTCTATGTTTTTCTATAACAAACGCATTTGCTTCTCTTAAGGTGCAAGGTTTAATTTTCATACCGTTTGGGGTCCTACTATATTTATATATCCTACTTTGTAAACCCGTTCGCCACAGCTTGCCACCTGGCTGTGCGTAACCTGTAACTTGTACCTGCTTTTTTGATTTTTATAAATGAAATGAGCCTTGCAACAGGCTAGACCTATGGCGTTAGTTATAACGCCATAGGTTGTTTATTATTATTCTTGGGAGTGTAAAGCTTGAACTAACGTACTAAATTTCTTTAATACATTGTCTTTAAACTCATCAACAACAGGATTTCCAACATTCTCAAGTATATGCTTTTCACATTCACCCATTAATAGTTGGAACATAATCTCATAGTTGAGTTGTTTCTTTTGACCATTCTCAATAACCATGTCAGCTAATGAGGTTGGTGTTGACGTGTTAAGTCTTTCACTTAACACGTTAGCGATATTAATTAAATCATTATTGGGCATTGTTATCCCCTATCGCTTTATATTCGCTGTACTCTAATTCAGTACAGAACTTGTTGAATAAATCATTATGAGCAATTTTGAAATTAGCAGTTTCAAATTTCTTTCTCTTTCGATTTATTTTTTGTAAGCCAAAACTATTTCCATGTTCATCTTGAACTATGATTAAGTTTTGGTTTGATCTATTAAACACATCAACAACATTCTGTTTCATTGTGTCTAACTCTTTAGCTAGTCTATTAGACTTTAGCTTTAACTGAGCATAAGCAAGAACTACTTTCTTTTCATCTTGCCTTAGCTTTTTTATTGCATTTGTCATTTTTACCTCTTTGTTTGTTTGACAGTAAGAATATATATCTTATCTCATCTTATGCAACCCCTTAATTAATCTTTTTTTTAAGGTCTTTAATAGGTATTCTTTTACCTCCATCAATACTAATACTGACATCTTTATCATCTCCAATCGATTTAATTATAAAATTTAAGAACGCATCTTCGTGTGCCGTGCCATGCTCCAGCTTGGTAATCTTAAGTTTGTCGTTCTTCGTTGAGAACGAGGCGACATCTGTCGCCTCGTCTTTTTTAAATTTTTTAGCCATTACCAACTACACCAATATTCAACGACCTTCTTATCGTTGATCGCTTGTTCACAGAACTTCAAGAACTTAATATCTTGTTCCTTGTATTCTTTGACACTTTCTTCTTGGAACTGCTGACCCCAGAAGAAACCATCTTCGGCAACGTAATCCTTGTACCCCTCTTGGATTTGTTCGGCTAACTCTTTCGCCACCTCTTCTGTTACATAGACAGGACTGTCATCATCTCCATTAAAACCGAGATGTGAAAGCATTCCTTTGTGTTCGTGGTTAGTGTTTTGTTCATTCCATTTCGCTGACATGAACTGCTGAAGTCTTGCGTGTTTTCTCCACACAAAAACTTTTTCGTTTTCCTCTTTATCATCTTCGTAGTATTTTTCCCAATCTACCTTATGACCACGAAGATGTGCGTGTTGATCTAATCCCATAAATTTCCTTTCCTTTATTTATTAGACAACTTCATCTTATCAAATCCCATGACCATTGCAACAATTATCTTTTAGAATCATTCTAAACTGCAAAACCCGAACCTGAACTTCTGTGGAAGCCCCAGCTTCTGGCAGATCCGTGTGCTGCCCAGCCAGTCTTTTAGAACGAGACGAAGACGGCATCACAGGATACCAACGAGCGAGAGGACCAGGATCCCTGATGCCAGTAATGTTAAGTTCGGGAAAAGGAACAACATGCACAGGTAAGCGAGAACTAGTCCCACTGAGCTTCTCCAGCATCAGCTGCTGCACCAGTCACCTCAGACTCGGCCCAGGTATTACCGTTTGCTATGCAGCGCGAGCCCCGAGATCCAGTTAGTGCGTATACTTTGCCTCCTTCAGGTTTGTCGACAGCGTCTGCAGCGGACCAGCCATCCGGTGGTGAGTTTTCTTTGTTTAGTTTCTTAATTAATTTTCCGAGCTTCATCTTTTTCTCCTTTGTTTGTTAACCATGGTGCGCCCTGGTCTAGTCATTTCCAATGAAGGCCCTGCCAGCAGCGCGATATACATATAAGATATCATGGGATACATGTCAATAGCCCAACGAAGTATTTTTAACGTACCAGTTCGTACCAGCAGGTGAATCCTGATGGCAGACCCCAGCTTCGGGAGCTGCATGGGCTCACCAGTTCCTTGAACGAGAAACGACATCTGTTAGTGAACGAGAACGAGAACGAGCTTCGGTATCACCTGCTGCTGGATCCCAGGCCCCTGAACAAACAAAGAGGGAAAAGTTCAGAGGCCAGGGAACGAGAACGAGGATCAGGCTGCATCGGGCTTCCGTCCCAGCTCCGTCAGCATCCTGCGCTGGACCAGTGGCCATTGTAACGGGAACGAGAACGAGGCAAATGCAACGAGGGAACGAGGATCAGTAAACACGGACACCGGTCTGTAGAGTTTAAGGGTTCTCTTCAAAGGGGTCTCATCCAAGATAATAACTTTACCACCAGCCATTATATATTTGTTGATCCAAACAATCTGCCATTTATTTAGCTTCGGATAACTTAATGAATCTGATTTTAATTCCATCCAGAAAACTTCATGATCCATTACTGCATGAATATCAGGTATACCGTTAATTGTGCTAGATTCTATGCGAGTTAAAAAGCAATCAGTCAGTCCTTTTTTTACCTTTTGCCATAGCCTAGACTCCCCATTTTTATTGCTCATGATTAAGTAAGTTTTTTGATTTCTTTAATAACAGAATTAGGAATAAGAGTTGTATTACCAATTGTTTCTATCTCTGTTTGATTATCGTTATAAGAGTAATCTCCAAAAATTCTTGTAACACCTTTAGTTTGGGAGAGAAGGTGACCTTTGGTGATGCAGGTAGCCAGCTTAGCTTTTTTAACATCAGAGAAAGTAGACCACGAAGAGTCCGAGACGATATCGAACCATTCAACAGAAACCATTGGATATTTATCAATCTCTTGTTTAACTTTTTTTGGCATTGCAATTCTTTTTCTAATCATCAATCTCAACCTTTATCTTACCCACAGAGGTAAACATAGTAGAGTTATGTACTTGATTGAATGCGTCCAACCAATCAGACCAGCTAGCCTTTTTCAATTGCTGTAACGTCTTCTGACTCAATCTCGATTGTCTTGGCGTTATACCCATCGATCTTGTTTGACAGTTCCTCAAGTTTTTTCTCAAGTTGTTCACGTGACATACCCTCCAAACCACTGACAGTTACTTCTTTACGATCTACATATGCACCTGCTAATTGACCTGATCTATATTCAGCATTTATAGCAGCAGCGTATTGTTTATCTTTCTCAGCTTTATCAGAAATTCGTTCTAATCTTTTAAATCTTCTTAAGTTGTCACTTTCATATTTCTTTTTTTCAAGATCAAATAATTTATCAAAATAATTTGCAATGTGTGGACTATGCTTTCTTGATAACATTCTTGATGCAACAGATCCATAATCTCTTTCATTAGTACAAACATAGCCTGCACGTTTAAGTGCTTCAGCTTGTGTAATTGATCCCCAATCTTTTACGTATATCTCTACAAACATTTTTTGTTTAGGAGTTAAATCAAGTTCAGTTCTTAATGATTTCTTTTTAAGTCCACCAGGCATTATTTATTGATACCACCTTTTTTAAATCCAAAATTCTTTTGCCCTGTCTTACGTTCTTCAACTCTTTTTTTATTTCTAAATCTTCTTTGAGTTAATGCTCTTCTGATTCGATCCTTACCAAATCGATTCATCATATCTACAACGTAAATTTGTTTTTTGTTCATTTTAAACTATACCACCTTTTTTCTCTTTCCTTACTTCTCTAGTCAATTTACGATCAACTTTCAATCTTTTTAATGCACTTTTAGGTAGTATCAATCTATTGTATCTACCTTGTCTTTGGGAAGGTGAATGAAATGGAGATCTTTTAGGTGCAAACCTTGCAAACATTCTTCTACCAACAGCAGTCTCTCTAGCCGTTAATTTACCTTTTAAAATCAACCTATCTTTTTTAGGAACTGTCTTAAAATCACCTGTAGTTTTAGCAAAACTTTTAGCTGCCAAAACTCTTTGCTTATCTGCTTTCTTAGTTTTAGCTCTCTCAAAAGCAAATCTACCTTGAAATTTATCATTTACTATATTACCTGGAGAAGAAGATGGTGCTCTTTTTTTACTAATACCTCTTAATACATCAACACCTTTTTTAAGAAGTAGTAGTTTTTTCATCATAATTTTTTATTATATAGATTTTTCAGAGTAATAACTACATCCCCAAAAAGTTTCGATAGCGTTCCCGCAAGAGTGGTGTATCCTAGATACACCACGGATACACCATAGATACACCACTAAAATTGATTAAAAGTGTTGATATAATTGACTAATAGACCTTTAGATACACCAGATACACCTCTTTTACCCCCTGGGGTACTTTTTAATATCAATTACTCTGTATAATCTATATAAGAAAATTTTATGGACGTTCAAATAATTGATTTAAACATACCAAAAAACATTAATAAGCAGATCTCAACATTGTTAGCTAATCATCATTGGTATAAAGGCTATGATTTAGAATTGAATGAAAACTCAAGATATAATGATTTAAAACAAGGCATTAGACGTGGTTTCAGTGTAGAGACATTCAATGGTGCTAATCCAATTAATCTTAACACATCATTAAATTTGTTTGCTAATCTTGTGTATGAAACAACATTAGAAAAACTACAAATATCAGGTGAAATATTTAGGTTTTATTGGAATCTTTGCTTACCTGGAGATATTTTTGATTTACATACAGACGTAGATAAAATTAATCATTATTCAATCATATACAACCTACAAACGACTGATGGTGGGACTATTATTGATGGCCATAAATACCAAGATAAGGAATCTCAAGTGAAACTATTTCAGAGTAATATTCTTCATAAGGGTGTCAGCCCTACTAACTCACAGTTTAGAATGAATCTAAACATCGTTTTTAAAAAATATTAATTGTTCGGTGTCCGGTTTTCGTGTACACTGATTATGTGTTTATTTGTTTAATACACGTTCTTTGCTCGATTCTTGGGGGTTTACTTGCTCTCTGGTTAGTTCCCCCAGGGATCAAATACATCAGACCTCCGTGACTAGTCCCTTAACCTTTCGAAATTTTCTTCATTAATTAATTTTCTTATTTCTCTTCTCTCTTCCTTATTATTCGCATTACGATAACGTTTATATAAATCTCGATAACGGATCCATGAAGATTGTAATTTAGTAAACTTTATTTTACCAAGTTCAATTAACTTCTTATATTCACCACGTACAAAGTCAGGATCCATCTCAGCTCCCCAACACACACGTTGAAAGTCGTCAGAATTTTTTAAGAACCAACAATGACTATCATGTTTATGATATGTTTCTTTTTTAAAATTAGATGGGTTGATTGCATCTTCCAAAGCTTGCACAAGGATCGCCTGAAACAATCTCTGTTCTGCATAGGCTTTCGGTCGTGTAATCTCCAGGCTCAACTTAATGCCCAAAAATTTTAGTAAGCTTGGAGCACAAGTCATAAGCTTTTAATTTATCCATCTCATAAGTCCGTGAAAGTTTTTTTTTAAATTTAGGAGTGGTATATACATCGATGTACAAATCCCACATGCGTTCAAGATAGTTCATCTTCTCCTCACCTGTCATTACAGTGAGTAAAACAATAGAATGCTTTAGTAATCTATTAGAGGCTTTTGTATTCATTCGCATAACCACGATGCGGGAAAAGATGATATGGAAAAATTACACCGTGGTTATACATTTTTAACGACCAGTTTGATGCCTTTAGCTTGCGCTGCAGCTTTACGTCCTGATCGCCATCTATCCTCGATCTTATCAAGGAAAGAAAGACTAAAATTTCCTAAACCAAAGTCATTTCCACAATACAACTGAAACATCAAACTTGTTAACTCATCATAAGTTTTTTTATTTGGACACACCATTACTAGCTTGTCCAAAGCTTGGTTTAATGCTTCTTCGCTGCCTTTTTTTACAGCTTTACCCACAAAATAATCCTTTTATTAAAAGTTAATTTTATGATTCGTTGTTCGGTGAAAATAAAGTGTTTTGAAAGCCCCACTTATCTCATTTAGGCTTAGGAATACGTTATTGATTATTATTTTATTTAAATTTTAATTGCAAGAAAAAAAAGGGCCAGTCTCCCGGCCCTGTTTCGCTGTTAAGCTATTTACCATTCAAGAGTTTCTTTCCTTGATTAAGTAAGTTCTCTTTCATTTTAGCATAAGGTAAACCCTCTTTTTTTGCTATTTTCTTAATCTCTTCGTCTACTAACTTTGCAATCATATTGCCTGGTCTTCTAAAACCATTTGAGCCCATGGCTCTTATTATCGTGTATGATTCGATATCAACTGCACAAGACTTCCATTTGTTTATGTCCATATTTTCTCCTTAAAAAAATGTTATGTAATACAAACCACCAAAAATTACTAATAAAATTTTCGCTGGTATTAGAAACAACAATGCACAAATAATTGTTTTAATAATCAGGTTGTTCATCTTCTAATCCTTTCAATTGATCATAAACAAGTTCAGATGCTACCTTTTCATTAATAATATAGATAGGCATATCTTCAAACTTTAATGAACATTGTTGTAATCTTTTCATACAATTTTGAAAATCATCATCAGCATATTCTAGTGGTTGCCCACTTACTGCATGCGCAGGTAACTGATCTAAAATCTTGTCAACCTGTTGACACCAATTTTTAAAAGTTTCTGATTTACTTTTCATTGAGTATCTTCTCCAGATCTTGCATTGGACTATCTGATAATTGCACTACAGCTTTTTTTAATCTTTTATTTTGTTCTGTAAGTTTAGTTAGATTAGTTTGTAGTTCATCCATGTTTTTTAAAAGTCCTGCTAAAGTTTTTGCAAGATTATCTAATGCTACATCTAAATCTGTAGCTTCCATGTCTGGTGTAAGTTTGAGTGGTTCTTGATATCCACCTGTGTTTGGTGTTGTACTTGTTGTCACTATTGCCATGTGGCCTCCTCTTTGTTATGATTATTAATACTCCTAATATAATTATTTTCATGGGATATGCAAGGATATTATGACTAAATTTTACATCGTTTTATATATGTGCTCAATGCTTAGTGGCCAGTGTCCGTCATACAATTATACTGGGCATTCTTTCAATTCCCACACAGAATGCATAGAATTTGGTTATCGTATTGCATATGGAACTTTTAGAGAATTAGAACAAATGGAAGACTTTACTAAAGAGTATATAGAAAATAGCAGAATAGCTGTAAAATTTGAATGTAAACCAATTGAAGTAAAAAAACCTGTTGTCCCACCCCCAAAACCAAAAGGTAAAGCTACATAGTTGCAATGTGGTCACATTTTGTTATATAATACTCCATGAAGCTATATCGCGTCCAAGCAAACTATAGAAATATATATATTAATGAGATGCTTGAGGCTGAGAACGATAAGGCCGCTCTTGAGTGTTTATTAAAAAGGGTTGACTCAGGAGTCGTAACAGAGATTGAAGGTGCTGGTTTCCATGATCCCAACATCCTAATCTTAACCCTCGAAGAGGTAGATAGAAATGTCTCTACAACAACTAGTGGCGAAAAAACTTCAGTTGGAATCCAAGTGGGCAACACAGGCATTGTCTCAGGGTAGAGTTACTACTGACATGAAGTGGATCGACATTGAACTAAAAAATGTAAAGGTCAAAATTAATGAACAAAGTGTTCTTGATGCAAGATCTGACCTTTTAAAAAAAGCAGGTTAAGCTTTTTAAAAAAAACAAATTTTTTTCCTAGCCCTTCTATGCTCTAAATTAAAAATTGCATGCGTTGTCGCATCCAGTATTGAACCCCTGCGATTGTGAGTCGTCTACTATTCAATAAAATAAAAATCTTAAAATTTGCTCGTGGTATAATAGGTTATAAAAAAAAATAAGGAGAGCAAAAATGTTTGAATGGAAACACCCAAACTATTATAGAGAGCTAAGAAAATTGAGAGAAGAAGCAGAAAAGGAATTAGAAAAAAAAGAGCAAGAGGAAGAAGATAAAAAAGAAGACTAACGTTTTGGTTTATATAAGACATGTAACTTCTTGCCGTCAAAGTAATATCCCTCAAGTTCTTTTTTATTCTTTGGCTTCACCCCAGCTTTGACCGATCGCAACATCGACTTTGCTTGGGACTTTGAGTGTTTCGATTGCATTTTCCATTATCTCCTTTACTTGTGTTATATCATTTTCATTATTTAGTGAAAAACATAATTCATCATGAATTTGTAAAAGTGGTTTGAATCCTGCTTTGTAACAATCAATCATAGCTTGTTTTGTTTGATCCGCAGCAGATCCTTGAATTAATCTGTTTAGGGCCTTGTAAGTAAAAGCTCTCCTGATGTTATTGCCATAAATGGCCTTAGCCTCCTCATATTGCATTGCTTTATTCATACCGAAGGTAGAGGGCTCCCACATGTCAAATCGGCATTTACGACCCCTTATTGTTCGAATAAAGCCATACTTTGAGGCAGAGCTAGACACATCAGTAGCTAATCTCTTAACAAAAGGCACTCTTTCTCCGTATTGTCGAAGTAAAGTTTCAGCTTTATCTTTAGTTATGCCTAATTCCTTACCTAATTTGGCCTTTCCCATACCGTAAAACAGCCCTAAATTAATTGTTTTAGCCTGTGTTCTAGTAATTCCTGCCATATCAGCCACTATTTGGTGAAAGTCAGCTGATTCGTTCTTATAAGCTTCAATAAACTCCGCTGCACCTTCAAACGTATTGTCTACAGATGCAGCGTAGTGAGCAACAAGCCTAGGCTCTTGTTGTGAGTAGTCGAAACTACCCCATTGCCTACCTTCTTCAGGTAGAAACAAACTTCTAATTTTATTTCCAAATTCTTTGTTACGAGCTGGTATCTGCTGTAGGTTTGGATTCGAATAAGAAAGTCTTCCAGATACAGTCCCACCTTGGTCAGATCTTAGTTGATTTATTTCTGAATGTATTCTACCTTTATGCACATAACGTTGAATGGAGTCTATGAATGTTGAATGGAATTTATTTATTTCTCTTGCTTCTCTTATTAGTTGCGCTATCGGGTTATCACAGTTCACTAACCAGTTTTGGGTAAAACTTGGCTCATCACTTTTCGGTGTCCGTGGGTACTCAACACCTATCCTGTCAAACACTTGAGCAACACTTCTTGCTGCCCAAATATCTACATCAAGTGTGGTCTGAGATTTTATTTGATATAAAACCTCAGACTCTTTTTGTTTGAATTCTTTTTTTAACTTAGCTGCTTGTGCCTCGTCAACTCTTATTCCTGTTCTTCTTGTCTCAATTAAAATAGGAAGTAGTTCCATCTCCATATCCCAAACATCATTTAAACTTTGCTTAGATATTTCTGATTTAAATCTTTCCCACAATCTTAAAGTTAACCCTGCATCTTGCTCAGCATAAAAACCAACATAACCTGCAGGTAACTTCCACAAATCAGCTTTTGCATCTATACCCCATTCTTTTGCTTTTTCATTCAAAAAGGTTTCGTTTTTAATTTCACCTAAATAATCTTTAGCACATGCATTCAAGCTAAAACTAAATCTGTTTTCATTTATCAAAGCTGCAGCAATCATTGTATCTACAATCTTACCTTTTATTTCAAAGCCATTTACTAATAACCAACCAACATCATAACTTGCATTGTGAAAAATTTTAGTTGCAGGTAATCTTAAAATGTCTTGCATGAACGCGCAGGTAATAGATAAATCCATATTGCCTCCTGCATCATGTGCTATAGGAAAATACCACTGTTGACCAAGTGCAGCTACTGCAAATCCTACGATGTGGCCATCAAAGGTTGCCCAACCTGGTCCTTTTGTTTTTATGTTAGGATCTTTAGTCTCTAAATCAATTGCTATCTCTGTTGCTTTTGACAAATCAGGATATTCTGCAGGTGCTATCCAATCACTGTCATTGTATATAAAATTTAACTGATGAGTCATAATTTTTTTATAATAAGATAAGCTATTGTTGCACCAATTGCCAGCGCAACCATACTTACTCCCAACATTCCTAAACCATATCCAACTGTCATTGTTTTCTTTTACTTAGACCTTTATCTTCTATCGCCATAATTTTTTTGAAAGGTATACCCATGTTAAATAAGGCACAATCAGCACAAAAATAACATAAATCATAAATTATTATAGCAATTTGATTGTTACACTTCTCACATTTTACTAGATCGTTTTTTTTCTTTCCCATCTTTTTTTAACTCCTTATACCAATTAGTATCTCTACCATTATCTTTGCACCATTTATAATGAGTTTCTTTTATAGAAGTCATTAATTGCATATTTGCCCAAGGTGCATTTTTATGTTTTTTCGTTTCCAAAATATAAATTTCCTGAAATTGTAATTCTTTCTCCTTCAGTATAAAAAGGATAAACACAATGTCTTAAATGAGCCTTAAAAATTAAGCCTGTACCTTCCCAACTCTTATCAGCATCTACTACTTGTGTGCTAATTCCACCCTTGTTATTACCATCTGGATAAACAAAGGATAACTTGCCAGCTACATCATCATTCGATTTGTTACCAGGAGCTGCAGCTGATTGTTCCTCAGAAGTGTATGGTATTTGAATGAAAATAATAAAACTAAATAAACCACCATGTTTATGAATTGGATTAAATTCATATTTCTTTTGAAAATTTACCCATAAACTTTTTAAAACAAGAGGTTGATCGTTTGGCCACAAAACATCTAACTCTAAAAAATATTCTCTTAAAGGCTCAATATTTTTTACAACATTAATTATGTATGGTTCAAATTCTTTTTTGTATTTATCTAAACCAAATTCATCTCTTATATTTCCAGCTAATTTTTCATTATATGTTTCAGACTTATCTTTTATCCAATCCTTAAGTTTACTGAAAATGATATCATCAAGTTTAAATTTATAAATCATTACTTCTTTTTCTTTTCTTCCTTTAATCTTAAAATTTCTAGATCACAGTAATGCTTTATTTTCTCTAAATCTTCAATTTTGTTCTTAAAAAGATACCTACAAACATATTTAATAACGTTACCTTGAAAAAAAGAAAGTTTGTTTTTTGATATAAACTCATATGGTTGAATGTCAAAAAATTTATAGTGACTTCCTCCAACCTGCTTATCCTGTGGAAAAGCATCTTCAAACATATCTCTATCACTCATAGTTTGAAAGCCTGTAGGGTTCTTAATTTCTCTTCTGCAGTTGAAATTTTTTCTATAAGTTTATCTGCTTCATCCACATGCTGTGGGTGTTCACCAATAGCTACAGGGTTTTCTAAATAAATTTTTAGTGTAGCTTCAGCTTCTGATATTTGTGCATTGTATCTATCCTCCAATGCATCTAGTATTAATCGTCTAAACATAGTTTGCCTCATATTGTTTAAAATATTTACCTAACGGAAAATTATATTGGTGATAGGTTCCTAGTAAGTGTAATGTTTGTTTTGATCTTGTTGCACCTGTATACCAAACTCTGAGCTCTTTTATTTTATCTGCTAAATTTTTTTTATCGAAGTGAGATGGGAAGTTGCATTTACTCGCCAGGACAACATTATCTGCTTCCCCACCTTTTACTTGATGAATTGTATCAATAATAATTTTAGGGGGCTGTGTTAGATCTACGCCTTCACCCATGAGTTTTTGAAAATATTGCTTGTCTTTATCCTTAAATTTTCTTTTAAACACTTGATTCCATGGACCTTTTTCATCACGCATACCACATCTTAAGTGTAATTCGTCAAAAGTAAACACTTGATTTGGATGTGCAAAACTCCATTTTTTACTGTCCGTTGACCGGTAGCCGTGATCTATGTTTAATAAATACTCATACATGGTTGTAGCTTCTTCACGATTAATGCTGCCACCCTCACAAATTTTTTCCCAATGCTGTATTGCATAAAACTGATTCGGGTCAAATGATTTATTGTTTTTCTGGTCCTGGTAATACAATCCTAAATTTTTAGCCTCTGTCTGTAATTCTTTTTTTACATCGTTTATTCTTGCAAGCACCATCCAACTACCATCCATGTCCCAAGGTACTTTTTTTAGACCATTCCACCTGTACACTGCACCATCCTTATCGTTAGAATAAAATTCTTTTGGCACTCTGTTATCACCCATAGAATTTAACAAACATTTAGAAAAGAAATGTATATTTTTATTAAGTCTTACAGATTTTTTTAACACCAAAGATCTGCCAGGAAAGGTTTGAAACAGAACAACATCAGCACCGTTCCATTCGTAAATTGCTTGATCATCATCTCCTGCAATGTAAACTCGTTCAACACCCTCAGACATTTTAACAACCATATCCCATTGTAGAGGTGTAAGATCTTGAGCTTCATCAACCATCAATACCTTGAAAGGTATAACAAGGCCATCAGTTATAAATTTGTGAACCATATCAGTAAAGTCTAGTCTATCTGGTGTCCGTTGTCCGTTTTCTAATTCCATTGTTTTAAATTGTTCATATCCTGCAATAATAGATTTAAATTGTTGTAACCTAACATTCTTTCTAGGTTGTTGTTTGTACAACCACACAGGATCTACTTTCATGTTTCTTGCCCTGTCGTATATTTGAAGAGACCAATTGTTATAAACTTTTTGATCATCCCAAGTATCTTTGTAACCTACTTTGACAGTCCCGTATTGTGTATGAAACATTAATAAATCTGCTTTTGGATCTAACACAGGTATCTCAGCAAATTGTTGTCTTGCTAACGAATGCAGAGTTCTAAAATATTTGAAAGCATCTTCATCATAACCTTTGAACTTTTGTCTAACTCTACTTACACATTCATTGACAGCTTTATTTGTAAAAGACACGTAACATATCTCATCAGGTGAATAACCTTTTTGAAGATAACGTTTTACACGCTTCAAAAGATTCTCTGTTTTTCCTGTGCCTGGTGGTCCAAAAATCTTAATTGTCTTCCCACGCAGCCTTTGCTTTAGTAAATTTGACATCTTTATTTTTATGTTCGCTTTGTTTTGGTAAAACAACAACCCAATGCCTTGATTGCAAACCTTTGAATTTGGCTTTTGGTTTTGCTCCACCTTGTTCTAAAAATCTTGTGCACTCTTTTTCATTCCAATTGTAACTCATTTTTTTCATAAATGCTCTAAACGTTTCTAATTTAAAACGCATTTCTGTTTCATCACGCCATATATTACCAGAATCAATCTGGTCAAATTCTGTAGTATCTTCAACGTCTTCTAAGAATCTAGACATCCTAGAATTAAACACATCGCTGCTTTCTTCTCCTGCATCAAATCCCTCCATGTCTTGTTTATTTTGAATAAGTTCATCCAACCAATCTCTGTAGGGATCTGGATCTCTTTTAGTTGGCTTTAAGGGTCGCCATACAATGTCGTAATTTAAAAGCTGCTCTCCTAATAGTTGCTGCTGATATAATTGTTTTGTTGATAGTCTAATTGATTTACCTTGAATAGGTAGTATCCAATAAGGTTCTGGATATGAGTTTACTTTAATTAGTTTACCAACTTCTGGTAAGGCCTCGTTTGCACCTATTCCAAGCTTTCTTTTTATACACTCACTTGATACACAATGCATTCGTGCAATAGAAGTTTTACATTTATAAGCGTACTCTTTGTTTTCAACACCCTTAAAAATATTTTGTAATTCTTTTGGATGAAGTTTTTCACTACAAACCTTACCCATCATGTCTCTTGTCCACTCTTCATACATTACAGGATCTGGGTTAATTTTTTTAGCTAACACTGCTACGTTAAACATAGCATCATTTCTTCCCTCACCTTTCTGTACTTTATTCTTCATAAAATTTACAACACAAGGTGGGTAGTCTTTTGTTTCATCATCTTGAAATATTTTTATTTTTTTAAATTCTTCTGGTGTAAGTCTAAACTTTGTAACAAACTTATATAGATCTTCTATTTTAATTGATTGACACTCATCATCCATTGCAACTCGTGTAGGAATGTTTGCTTTTTGATATGGAAGGTTAACAAAATTGCCTTTTCTTTTTTCATCCCAGTTATCAGGAGTTAAATCTACTTCATCTTGTGCAGGAAAAATATCTGTAGTTGTGTCGTTGATACCTAAATCAGACGCAATCTCAATTAATTTTTTTCTCATTGAAGATGCTGCAACAACACCTTTGATAAATAAAATTAAATGGAGTCCGTTGGATTTTGATCTGAATGGGACGAGTGGGTATTTTCTTTTACGAATAACGGATATAACGTCTTGATGGCGTATATTATAACGATCAACATCGATGACCCCCCAACTACATGTATTGTCATCTCGAATGGGAACTGATCCATAGTAAGCTTCTCCTTTTAAGTGTTGAACCCAATGATCCTTAGTCATAGGTTTAGGTTCAACCCAATGTTTAAACTCAGCTTTACCTTTGGAATTTTTATTTCCGGTAGGAGCAGAACATCCAAAATATGTAGAAGATCCCTGAAAGAGTTCTACAAACTCCTCCAGGGTCTTGTCAAGTAGGTCCATATTAGAATGGAGTTTTTTCTACCGATTCTTCTTTTCCGTGGTTAACTTTAACTGCACCTTTTTTACAAGTTCCATAGAACTCAAAAGCTGCTTTTATTGTTTCTTCGCTCTCCACAGTGCCTATATGCTCGATCTCCCAACCATACCATGATCCAAGATTGTTCTTTTCTAGAACTGTCTTCATCAAGTAGTTTTGAGTAAACGGAGCAGGTTTAAAGAATCCTTTGCCATCCTTTTTTTTCTGCCTTAAAGACATCATCATTGAATTCCACTTCTTCGATTTTTTTCTCTGTGTGGATTTCATAGTTATTAAGGCTGTTGATGATTTATCCTCTTCTACAATCATTACATAATGAGAAGCGGTCTCCTCAATGTAATTACCATTTTCAAGTCTATCCTTACCATCATCACCTCTAGTGGTTTTACTCATAATGTCTGAGTCTGCAGGGTATACATTTATTGGAGCAGAGCTACCTTCTTGGCCTCTATCTCTCCATTCAATGTACTCTAACTTATAATAACAAGGTATAACCTTTATACCTTTTGAACCATCATATAGTTGATCGGTCACTGTATTATAAATCATTCCTGGTCTTGCCTCCTCTATAAAATTACTATCACCCATAGTTACTTGTGGTGATAATTGACCAAGAACTTTAAGGAATGGTAATGCTAAACTCTTTGAATCTACATTATCAAAACCAGAATCAGCAAATTGTTCAATATCAACTGATGCAAGTGCTCCTGCTTCTTTTTTAATCGCTACTTCGTTCGATTGTCCGTCTCTTATTTTCATATTGTTACCTATTATTTGTTCGTTATTTTAGTTTTATTTGCGATGTACACCCCGAACAAATCAAAAGGTAATTCTTTTCCACCTTCGACCTGTTCTCTAACAAAAGCTTTCAACGTCATGGGTTCTACTTTCTCTTTTTTGTTGTAAGCAAAACCATTATCGTCACAAACTTTTATTAGTTCCGAGACTTGATTGTCTTGTCCTCTTCCGAAAGATGCAGTTATGGTATTCTTAATTAAATCCTCATAACCTCTATTTCTTAACCATGAAAAGGCTTCGTCAACTCTTGATTCAGGAATTTTTGCTGCGTAAAAAGGTTTGACTTCTACTGTCGAACCATCACTTAACTTCAACAAAGATACACCAGCTTCCTGCATCATCTCTGGAATTATTCTTTCCTCCATGTCTCTAGCTTTGTGCTTAAGCAATGAAAGTTTTTCTTCTTCTTGTTTTATTTGTAAATTTAAATCTTTAAGATTATTGCATTTGTCAGAAATAGATTTAACACTATCTTGACTAATGTCTAACTTAGACATTTTTTCTATATCCATATTTTCCTCCTATGCGCTCTTAAATTATTTAATTGATCTTTGCAATTAAAAAATATAAAAAGTTTTTGATGTGGATATATCCGTATAAGACGATGCCTTACGAGCATCAAAGAAATGCTTTAAAAGAATCAGCTGAAAAAAACAACTGGGCTTATTTTATGGAAATGGGTACAGGTAAAACTAAGGTGACTATTGATAATATAGCTTTTTTATATTTTCAAAGAAAAATACTATCTGTATTAATTATAGCACCAAAATCAGTGTATACGAATTGGCAATCTGAGATAGAAACACATATGCCTGATCAAGTAAAATATAAAATATATAAATGGAACATAGATAAACCTAAAGATTATTATAAATTAAACGAATCACCCCACCTTAGAATCTTTCTAATTAACGTAGAGGCTTTATCTACAAAACGTGGTTATGAAGGTTGTATTGATTATCTCAGAAAAAATAAATTAAATTTTGTAGCATTGGATGAATCAACCACAATAAAAAACAGATCAGCAAAACGAACAAAAAACATTTTATCACTAGGAAAATTATGTCATATAAAGCGTATATTAACAGGATCCCCAATAACAAAATCTCCATTGGATCTATTTACACAATGTCAGTTCTTAAGTCCAGAATTATTAGGTTTTCATAGTTATTTGGCTTTTCGTAACAGATATGCTGAAATGACTGATATACCAGTCGGCTCTGGAAGATATATATCGGTTCCTAAATACTACAAAAGATTAGAGGAATTAGAAGAAAAGATGAAACAATTTGCAACTAGAATACGAAAAGACCAATGTTTAGACCTAAAGCCGAAGGTACGTCAGAAAAGATACATTGAACTCGAAGGTGAAGGCAAAAATATTTATAATCGCTTACGTACAAGTGCACTTGCAATAGTTGAAGATAGTACAATATCATTTTCCAATAAACTTACAGAAATTATTAAATTACATCAAGTTTGTAATGGTTTTACAAAAGATGATGATGGTAAAATACTACAATTACATAAGTCAAAGCTTAATGCACTAGAAGAAACTCTTGAAGAAACAGACGGTAAAGTAATAATCTGGGCTAATTATTTATATAATATACATGAAATAAAAGATTTTCTAATATCCAAGTATGGAAAAGAATCTACTGTTTATATTTATGGTGACGTCAGTGTTGAAGATAGGAAAAATGCAGTAGATCGCATACAGAATGATGACAGCTGTCGATTTCTTGTTGCTAATCCAACCACTGGTGGTTTTGGTCTAACTCTTACTGCTTGTAACACCGTTATTTATTTTTCTAATTCATACAATCTAGAAGTGCGTATGCAATCAGAAGATAGAGCCCATCGTTTAGGACAGAAAGGAACTGTTGTTTATATTGATATTGTAGCTAGAAATACTTTAGATGAAGCCATTATGAAATCTTTAACAAACAAAGGTAAGCTTGCTGCAAAAACTTTAGGAGAAGAAGATCTTAAGAGCTGGCTTTTGTAATTTTATTAAAAGTATCAACTCTTTCTAAAAATTTATCTCCATATTCTTTCAATTGAGGTTCATTAAGTTTAAATTCTTGATACTGTAAAGCTCTAGTACACATAGAAATAACACCTTGTTCAATAGGTCCATAATTTTTGGTATGTGCTAGATAATAAGCACCCAATTGAAGTTTGTAATCTTCTACCCATTCTTCTTTTTTAGGTTTGTTGGTTTGTTTCCAATCCACAATACTTGGCTTTCCATAACAGATAGCTGTTAAATCACATGTCCCTGCAAATTTGTTTTCATATTCTAAGCTTATTTCATTACCCCATATTTCACCTAACTTAATATTATCTAAAATTGTTTTAGCCATCATTCTTGGTTTAGTTCCTTCTTCCATAGCATTATAATATCCTTGACCATTCAATCTATATTCTAATACTTGATGCATTTCGGTTCCTATTGTTGATGCTTGTTTCATTATTCTATCTGCTTCTGCATCTCCAACTTTACGTCTCCAATTTTCTAAGAAACGTTTATCTTTAGTTGCACTCAATATAGTTGTTACGCTTGGAACTTTAATATTATCTACTAAATATTTTCGTCCAGTTGTGTCTGAGAATCTATTGTAATGTTTGTAAGGGTATTTTTTAATAAGTTTCATCTAGTAATTAATACAATTATGACTGATGCCATACCTGTAATTAATACACCTGCTGAAGTCAACAAAATCTTTTCTAATCTACTAACTGATTTTTCTAAATTATTTATCTTATCATGCGTTTGTTTTTGCATGATTCGGCAAAGCTTTTCATGAGCTTCTATTTTATTTAATGCTTCTTTAGACATTTTGTGTTTCTCTTCTTCTAGCTGCAGCTATTGCAGTAGGATCGTTAGGAAATAAATCAGCCACTTGTTGTGATGTCACTTGTCCGGTGTTCTGTGGTGTTTGTGCAACAGGGTTTTGAAGTTGTAAATCACCAACAACTGATTGAAACTCTTCTTGGTCTCTTTCTACTTCTTCACCCTCAACAGTTGTATTATTTTGTATAGATCTGTTTATCATAGATACTAGATTGTTATCTTCTTGTGCATCACCAGAGGATTCACTAAAATCAGCAAACATATTTTCTTCTACTACTTGAGGTATGTTATCCTTAAATAAAGGTTCTGGTATGGACATAGGTAGATTAGATATTCTTTCTATTATCTCAGCTTCGCTAATAGTATTGGGATCAACTTTAGGTATATCTTTATCCTCTTCTCCTAAGTAATTAATAAGTCTTGCTAATGCATCTCTTTTTCTTGTCATTCCAAGTTTCATTGCAGATTCAGTAACAGCTTTTGTCTTACCAAGTATAGTATTTGTTTTCAAAGCATCTACTATAGTTTGAACACTTCTACCTGAATAGTAATCTCTTCCAGGAAGAAACGTTGCTTTTATTGTACCAGTTCCTAATTTTTCACCTCTTAATAATTTAATTGTTTCTTCAGGCAGTAAAGCATCATTCATAGCTCTTAATGCTACAGGATCAGTTAATATTTGTCCTGCTCTTCTAGATAACAATAGTAATGCAGCAGATGCTAGTAAACCAGGCGCACCAAATATTAATCCACCTGCAATACCACCACCAAGTGTAAGTCTTCTAGCTAAAAACTGAGATGGGTCAGATAGTTTTGTTTCACCAATTGCTTTCATGTACGATGCAAAATTATAAAATTCTTGTGCACCTTTATTACCAAGCATGTATTGTATTTTTCTTCTACCTCCTTCATCAAAAGAATTTTTAATACCGAAAGAAGCCATAAATTTATCTGCACTAAATTCAGCAAAATCATCTCCACCAAATTTTAATTCTGTTGTATTAAATATACCATTGTTTCTTTTTACACTTTCAATACTAAAATCTTTTAAATTTCTTTTTTGATCTCTTGTCATAACTTTTAATGTGTCAGATAAGTATGAAGCACCTGCCTGTATAGATGAATCTTCATCTATAAAATTCCAAACTGATTTAGCACCTGCGTCTGATGGACTACTAAATGCTCTTAAGAATTTGTTAAATGCATATTTAGCTTGCACGGCTCTGAATAAATCTTTACCACCTTGTGTGGCTTTTGCACCTATTTCTCTTGATGGTTCAGCTCCAATTAATTTTTTAAACTGTACTACTGCATCTACAGAATCATTTTCAAAAACATTTTGACCTAGATCTTTAAAGAATTGATCTCTGTATTGTGTTCCTGCACCTTGAAATCCTTCAAGACTTTTAGCTGTAAATGCATTTCTATCAAACTTTTTAAGACTTTTTACTAAAGGTGATAATTGATAAAACCCTTGTACGTCTGCAAATATTTTATTTGCTTTTAAAAGCTGACCTTTTAATTGTTCAGCAGCTTTGATGTTTTGTTGTATATATTGATCCGCTAAAGGTTTACCGCTTTGTGCAGCTATGGTGTCGTAAGTAGCTTTAATTCCTTCATCTTCTAAATACTTACCTGGATTATAAATGTCTTCACCAAATTTAGCAAAGTCAGTTTCCATAGCTTCTCTCATGATAAACATATTATTTTTTAATGTTGAATATCTACTACCCTCTATGGCATTATTAAGCATCGTCATCACACCTTTGTATTGTTTTGGTGTAATCATCCCATCTCTTATACCTATCATAGCCTTCATAAATAAATTGATTGGATCTCCTTGCATAGTCAATACTTTTTCAATGTCTATTTGTTTTAAATCTCCAAAACCTTGTATATAAGTTTCAAACTCAGGAAACTGAGCTACGTTTTCATCTAAAAATTCTCTTGCAGCTTTTTGTGTTTTTTCTAATTTTATTATTCTTGGGTTACCTGAAGTTGCAGCTAAGTTATCAAAAGTTTTATACGCACTATTATATAAATCTACATTTTCAATAAATACTTTCTCTGCTTGTTGTCTGACAGAAGAATTAATTGCACTAACTTTAAGCAAAGGTGAGTATGCTTGTAGGTCTGAAAGATATCTTTTACCACCCGCAATTTCTGCTTCTGACTTAGCAACCTTACCAATAGGAGCTACTAATGGAAATACACCCATGAATTTAAAATAATTTCTACCAAGCCCTGAAAAAGTACCTTGTCCTTCTTTTAATCCAGATAACAATGGTAATGGTAAACCTTTGTCTCTTGCAAATTGTGCTAATTCTTTTTGCTTTGGTCCCACGGTCCCAAAAAGATTTCTTATACCTTTGCTTATAGGACTAAATAAAAATGGAGATAATAATGAAGCTCCTGTATTCCACAACATAGCATTCTTCATAGCAACAGCTGTATTTGTAAGTTGGTCTCTTTCTACGTCTCCCTCTGGGATTTCTGATAGGTCATCAGCTAAAGCTGCTGCAATCTCAACACCTGCTTGCTA